TTTTATTATTTTTCCAGTCACTTTATATCCCATTAAACTATAAGATTGTGCAATTTTATAGTTATTTGTGTATTTGGTTATTTTAGTATTCGGCAATTGCATTTTATATTTGATTATTGTTCTCATAATATCCCATCTTATTATTTAAAAAGTAAAAAAGAGAATATTTTTATATTCTCCTATTTAGAGATTTAAGTTTATGTTCATATGTATGACCATTCCATATCATTAAACCTAAATTTTCTTCTCTATCATTTAATGTAGGATATTTCAGATGTAGTTTATTTTCTGTTGGTATATTTTTGTGATGGGTAATAACCATCTTTTTCTCTATTTTTCCGGTCTGAATATGTGATAAAGGTTTCTCTATTATTTCTTTATGTGTATCACTACCGGTTTTAAAATATGTTGCAACATTTCCAACAGTTTTATTATAATCTTTCATATATTTGTTAAACATTATGAATGTTGCAACCTCTATATATACATCGGAGAAAAACCAATGTGTATTGCATTTTTTAGTTTTTGCATAAGATACAAGTTTATATCTTAATTCATTATTTGATAAAGTTATTTTTATGTATCTTAATCTTATTTCTATTTTTGAATTTTTTATTTTGTTTAAGATATATTCCACATCCACAAGTATTTCTTTTTTGTATTTTTTCAAAATATCATTTTTAAAAGTTAATGATATTAAGTTATATTCTTTACCTATTTTGCCTATTACATATTCTCCTTTCGGTAATGCTTGTTTCATATTCTTTTCGACTCCTTGTATCCCATCGGATACAAAATAAAGAATACAAAAAGAGTATATAAAGAGTTGTATCGTATTTCTTAATCTTGAAAAGTATTATACAAATTAATTTGTTATCTTATAGTATAAGAGTAATGTTGTTAAAATGCTATGAAAATAGCATAAAGAAACCTTATATTTACTATGGGAAATAAAAATATAGCTTAGTACCTCCCCAATCTCCTAACGCAATTAACCTCCAAGTCTCCCCTTGATCAGAGTTGTTCTCTGCTCGAAAATTCCATATCTGGAACGCCTCCTCTAGCCGAATTTAACTCTATTCCAAAAAAACACCTATATAAAGGTTTCGGTAGCCAACAGGAGGGAAATTTTTTAGACCGCAAAAGTTCCCAACATATAATATTATGAGGAAAGGGGTGCAGAAATAACCTTATGTATATTTTTCCATATATGGAAATATATATTCTTGCAGACTTATGTCAAGTCAGGAGTGCGAAGCTAATAGCGGGTGGATGGTGGCAACTTAATATTAATTAGAGGTAGTTATAAATATGGGAAACGTTAGTAAGATAAAAAAGTATAATTTGGAAGAAGAAACCAAACAGCTCAAGGAGATGGGATTATCCTATGAGAGTATAGCGGAGACGCTCAAAGAGAACCATCCCAAGATTACAGATTTGAAAGCTCTATCTAATATGTCGGTGATGAGATATTTTGATGGAGAAGAAGAGAATGCAATTATATCAGGTATTGATCAGGGAGATAGCCCTGTGAATAATCTAGTGAATGAATTTCAGAATGAAGTAAGAGATATTCATAAGAGATCTTTGAAACTTTGCGATAGAGCGGAAACTTTACTTGATGAGATAGAGAAGTCTGATGATGACCTATTGAAATTAAAAGCTATAAAAGAAGTCAGAGATAGTTACGATCAATTACGGAAAAACTATGAATCTCTTATCAAATTTGGTGATAATAGAATTAAAGCAATTCAAAATGTAAATTTGAAGAAAGAAATTTACGTAAAGAATATGCTTGTTGGAGTCACAAAAAACCTTTGTGATTCATGTAGAAGAAAAATTTCTAAAGAGTTAGAAAAATACATAGAGGTTGAGGATAATAATGCCAGTTAAGAAAGAGGAGGTTATCCAAGTAAAGTCTTATGATTTTTGGATAACTTTCAAAAAGCTAATTTTAGAAGCAGCAACAGTTGGTGCAATAAGTGCCTTATTATATCTAGCAGATGTAGGTTTACCAGAAGTAGCTCTAAATAATCAAACCTATGCATTGCTTATAATGACTTTAGCAGCTTTCGTTAGAGGGATAGCAAATTGGTGGAAACACAAAGAAGATATTGAAGATATTGTTATAAATCCCGATACTAATGAAATTATCAAAGTACTCTAATTCATTTATGTTGATACAAAAACCTAGGTATGTCTGACACCAATTAAATAAAAGGAGGTAATGTTATGAAAAGTAAAAAAGGAGGCAGTAATATGGATCTAGAAAAATGGTTGGAAGGAGCAGCTAAATGGATTCTTCCGTTCTTTGGATTCTTGTTTATTGCTAAAGAAATCTTCGGGTTATATTTCACCCTCGGTTTCGCTTTCTAAGCTTAATATAACTTGAGCTTATCTAGGAAAGAGAGTCAATATGTTTTAATGTTTTTTTATTTTACTTTAATATGGATCTAAAAAACGAAATACAATATTTGAAATTCTCAACAGATCCTGTTGCTTTCATTACAGACATTCTAGATTTAGAATGTAAATCTTTCCACAAAGAGTGGATAGATCTCATAGATAGAAATAATTTCGTATCTTTATTAGCACCAAGATCTCACGGTAAAACTACAATACTCGGAGGTTACATAGTTTGGAGAATAGTCAGTAACCCAGATATAAGAGTTCTTCTGGTTACAATCAATCAAGATAAGGCTAATGAAATTATGACTTTCATACAAAAGCAGTTGGAGCACAATGAAAAAATTATAAAGATATTTGGGTTCCAGAAAGGAAATGCTGACTGGTCTAAATCAACTATAAGAGTATCTGGTGCATCAATGAAAAAGAAAGAACCAACTCTTCAGGTTCTTGGTGTATCTTCTTCTATGGTCGGTGGTCACTACGATCTGATAATCCTTGATGATATTACAGATCAAAAGAACTCAAGAACTGAATATAGAAGAAAAGAATTAGTAAGATGGTTCAATAGCACACTTATGCCTATGTTGGAGCCAGGAGGATCTATAGTTTCTATAGGAACTAAATGGCACCAAGATGATATACATTCTTACTTACAGAGACTCAAGGAATATGAATCTAGGGTTTACAAGGCAATAATTAAGGAACCTGATGATGAAGGGAAAGGTTCTGAAGTTTTGTGGCCAGATAGATATAGTTATGCAAAACTTAATAGTATAAGAAAAACTTATGGTAATGTTGCATTTATGATGCAATATCAAAATGAGTATATTAGTGACGAAGAATCGCCTATAAAGATGGATTGGGTTCAGAGCTCGACAGATAATTATAGGATGGTAATTCCTCCCTACAAAACATTTATGGGAGTAGATCTAGCATCAGCTGGAGAAGAAGGAGATTTTTTCTCCATAACTATTGTAGCAGAGAAAGAAGGTTTCTTTTATGCTCTTGATGGATATAGAGGACATATAACACTAAATCAACAGTTTCAAAAGATTATCAATTATTATCTCAAGTGGGAACCTGTGAGGATAGGTATAGAACAAGCTGCTCAACAAAAATCAATTATTGAGCATCTTATGGAAGAACATCCCTCACTACCAGTTATCCCTATAAAGTCTTCAATGGTATCAGATAGAATGTCAAGAGTTATGAGATTATCGGTTCTCTTTGAAACAGGAAGAATATTTATAAATCCAAGGTTGACAACTTTAGTCGATGAGCTTTTATCATTTCCCAGGGGATCTCATGATGATACTATAGATTCTCTTTCATTTGCTATTCAGTCAACTGAAGAATTGGAAGAAGTAAAGGAAGTGAATTGGGATTTGGTAGCTGATGTTACTACTGCTAGGAAATTCAAACAAAAATCTCCAACCAGTAGAAAGATGTGGAATATAATAAAAGTATGAGATCATATGGTAGAAAGTGTATATATAGGAAAGAAAGATATAGCTAGATATATATCTTCATGTTTTTACGGATTGGATGATAGTGATGAGATTCAAATCATTTCAAGAGGTAGTTATATAAAGAAGGCTTTAGATATTCTAGCGATTCTTGTAAGGGATTATTTAGAGAGTCCCAAATATTTAGTTACTGTAAACAGTGAACCCTTTGAAAATAGGTATGTTACATCTGTAGAAATAACTTTATCTGGAAAGTTAAAGAAAGAAAAGAGAAAAGAAAAGAAAGATGTCAGTATTAAGTAGAATTTTTGGTCCAAAAGATACAAATAAAATTAAATGGTTTGATGATAAAGGTAAACCAAAAACCATTATAGCATCAGGCAAAGCAAGCAAAGGTGGCGGAGGTGGCTCCGGTGAAAGAAATGAGAGAACTCTCAAAAGTTACTGGGGTTACTATTTAGGAGAAGGAACTATCTTTGCGTCAATAAATACAATTGCCTGGAATACAGTAATGGTTGGTTATCATCTAGTGTCTGTAGATCCGGATGCCAAAAAACTAATTGAAAAGAAATTTGACCTTATGGACTTGGACGGTATACTTCTGGATAATGTTATATTTGGTTTAGTTTACGGAGATGCATTTATAGAGAAGGTTAGAGCCAAAGGAAAAGATCCAGGAATAGAAGGTCTAAAGAAAGCTAAAAAATTAAAAGGTCACATTAGTTCTCTAAAAACTGTTGATCCTCTTACCATGGTTATAAATACTGATGAATATGGTAATGAGATTTCATATCAGCAGAAAATCGGTGGGAAACTCATGGATACGGAATTGAAGCCAGAAGAAATTATCCATGTAAAGTTCTTTCCACAACCCAGTAGTCCCTATGGTATATCTTTGATACAACCAAATCAAGCTACCATAGATAGAAAGATGGCTACTGATGAAACTATTTTTAATGCAGTTCAACGTCATACTGCGAAATATCTGGTAAAGGTAGGGGATGCCGAAAATATTCCTCCAGCATCTGTTTTTACGGCAATTAAATCTGAACTAGAGGATATAAACTCAAAAAATGAGTTCATTGTTCCTGGGGTCATAGACATGACTACTATAGATGAAAGAGGAGTGGAGGGTGTATCTGAATATTTTGATACCTTCCAGAAGCAGATGATAGTTGGTTTGCTTTGCCCAGAGGAATCTTTGGGACTTGGTACTGGTTCTACAGAAGCTACTGCTAAAGTCAAAGAGATAATGTTTGAGAGATTTATAAAAGCAATTCAGCATAAGTTGGCACAAAAGATAAGAATAGAAATAATCAATGATATACTTTTGACTAATGGTTTTGAGAAAGATCTTGTACACTTGAGATTTAACTCTGTGACCGATTCTGATGAAGCAGTGAAATCAAAGTGGTTAGGTAATCTCTTGAGAGGATTTCCAGAAGGTAAGAAACCTTTTTCAATAAATGAAGTCAGAGCG